AACATAGTTACCTGAGAACAATGTTGGCTTACTTGTCAAATCATTATAATTACCACTGAACAGTGCTGGTTTGTTAGTTAAATCAACATAGTTACCTGAGAACAATGTTGGCTTACTTGTCAAATCATTATAATTGCCACTGAATAAAGCTGGTTTACCACTTAAGTTAGCCCATGTTATATTAGCAACAGTATTACTTAAATTACTTACGTTACTATTTGTAGCATAATTAGCAATGTTTGGTGCACCACTTAGATTAGCGTAATTACCACTGAATAACAAATGAGTTGTATCTGTCAAGTCAGTAATATCTTTGGGAAGACTTGTTGTCAATGCGTAACTGCTTAAACTACTGGTTGTTGCATAACCACTCAATGCACTATTAGTTATATAACCGCTATTATTGATTAAGTTACTAGTATGTGTTGGTAATGTAGGTGTACCAGTCAAATTAGCATAAGTTACATTTGCTATTTTGTTAGTAACATAAGTTTCTGTAGCTAAACCACTAATGCTAGGAATACTTGGTAAATTAGACAAGTCATTGTAGTTGCCACTTAATGCTACTGCACTTAAACTTGGTAGATTGGTCAAATCATTGTACGCACCACTTGTAGCGACTGTTGCTAGTGTTGGTTTACCACTTAAGTTGGCGTAAGTTACATTAGCAATTTTGTTATCTACATAAGTTGTACTTGCACCGGCAGATGGTTTATTTGATAAATCATTGTAATCACCTGAGGTTGCAACGTTTGCAAAAGTAGGTTTACCAGTTAAACTAGTCCAAGTTGTGCTGGCTACTTGTTGACTAGTCCAACTTAAGTTACCAGCACCATCAGTCTTAAGAACATACCCATTGCTACCACCGGTAATTTTAACATGAGAAGATAATCCTAAATTAGCTATTGCGCTTACATTTAGATTTGCAACACTTATTGTTTCAGAAGTTAAAATATTTGTATTAGCATCATATGTAAGTTCTGCATCTCCGGTGGCTACGTTATTTTTGTTAATTAATACTTGATTGTTTGCACCAACCGTATTTAAATTATACTGAATAATATTAACAATAGTATTGCTAACTTGAGTGTCAGTGGCATATTGCAATGTATAATTAGCATTTTCAGCACTTGGATAAATTAATCCAGGGTCGTTACTTGTGTTAATAAACAGTTGTGATGGGTCTTTTGGCATTTCTTTTCCTTATTATGGCCTTAAGAGTGGGGGAATACCCGCACGGCTTATACTACTACCTAGTTTACTAGCATTTTGCTTCAAAGTCTCTGGACCAATGTCAACAGTTAATGCAGTTTTATATCTAGGATCATTTCTTTCTTTATAGCTAGGGATATATCCACTAGCACCTTCAGGTAAACTTAATCTTTCACTGTGTAAAACGTTAAGTCTATCAAACAACTTTTTAATAATGCCTTTACTACGCAATGCTTTGAATGCTAGATTCTCAGGACCAAACTCACCGTGTAAATGTAAACCGTTCTTACGATATTTCTTAATCTTGTCAATTACAATTTGTATCTTGTTTGGATCATTGTGCTTTAATGCTACTTTGGCCAAGTCACGCATTTTATTGAACTTTAATTTAGTTGCCATTTGGTCTAAATTAGCACGTGATTTTCTAGGTAATTTGATCCATTTGTCATGTAGAATGCTATATTCACCCAAGCTGATAACTGGTTCGTTGGCATCTTGTATATATAATTCTACTTCGTATCCGTTAACAATAATATCATGTGTATCATTGTATAATGTCTTTTTAGCGTGAAACAATTCACGATAGACTAATTCATCATTTAGCTTACCCATATCTACTAGGATATGTAAGTCTATATCACTGTGCTTTGTATAAGTGTAGGCTGCATTACTGCCGGATAATGTGATGTCCATTACTTGTATATTGTCAAGACCTAGATGGTCAATAAAGTCACCCGCAATTAACAATAATTGCTCTCTTACATCATCACGCATGGTGTCTCCGGCAAAAATTGCATGATTTAATTCATCATGGAAGTAAATTGCGTCATGTAGCTTGAAACTGTCTAATTCTTTAAGGTTCATAACTATATTTATGCAAAAAGGCTAACGCAGTTGCCTGCGTTAGCCCTTGGGGGTAAGAAGTCTACTATTAAGCGGCTGCTTCTACAGTAGTTTCTTGTGGTGTTGCATCAACAGTTGTAGCTGAGATAGCTTGTTGTTCTTGTTGTTTCTTTTGCAAATCTTGAATATACATTGGACCAATTGTGTCCATCAAGTGTTGTTGATTTTCCATACAGAATACATATGAACCAGAGTGACGTAACAATACACGTTTGTCAACATATACTTTACCACCAATATCACGCCAGTTTTCACAGAATGTCCAGTCTTCACTGTAGTAACGATTCTGACGAACTGCTGTGTCAAAATATGTTTTCAAGTGTTGGTCATACTTTGGATCTAATCCAATGTCGTTTTTGTATTGCTTTACAGCTGGGTGTGTCTTAAGCTTTTCGAATACATGGCGCTTCATTAACAAGAATCCAGTACCTGCTTTAGATACTTCTTGGAATCCATCACTACCTTCTTCTGCACCCTCAAATCCATTGACAACCCACTTGATAGGCATAGTCTTCATTGGATATAGTCCACCGATAACATCTACGTCACGGTTTAGCAATACTAACAAGTGCCATGGTTCCCAACCAATGTCAGCGTCAACAAAGAATAAATGAGTTGATTCTGTTTGTTCTAAGAACTTTGCAGTTAGTGTGTTACGGGCACGACTGATAAGACTTTCGTTAACCATTGTTTCCAATGTCCAGTCAATACCAAGTTGACGGGCTGTGTTTGCCCACTTGATGAATGACATGAAAGTTGATTCAGTCAACATACCACCATAGCATGGCATAGCGATATGCACACGGGTAGTACGCAAGAAATCAACGTTAACTTGAACTTGATTTCCCTGAGCTTGCTTTTGCTCTGCTGCCGCTTGTTCAGCGATTTCCTGCACCTGTTCTACGGGTACAGTTTTCTCTTCGGTTTTTTTGGTTTTCTTTGTTGCCATTTTGTCCTCGTTAAAATGTATAATTATTTACACACTGAGGACCGGTACGAAATATTTTTATTCTTCGTCTATATAATCAAATGATTCGTTTGTATTTGTTTTTTTGGGGCGATTGATACTTACTTTGATAAACTCTTTATCGTCTTGTTTAGGTGATGGTTTGTCTTTATAATTCTGAATATCCTGATATTGTTTGATGGCAGATTGTTTGGTTACTTCTTTAACTTCTTCTTCCGCCACACCTTGCTCTACGCTTTCACTTTTGTATGTAGCTCCAGTGCAGACCCAAGCAGGGCCAGTGTATCCTTGCGGGAATGCCTTCAAATGCTGAATAGTCCTATGCCAACCTTCAATCAAATCATAACCGTTTGATAATTTAGCAACAATAATTGGTTCTGCACTCACACCCTTTTGCTGAATCATTTGTGATTGCTGTGCGTGTCTTTCAGCATCTCGTGGAACTTGAAAAGGATTAGAACTACCACCTTCACGACTAGCGAGCATACGCTGAGTTTTTGGTGTAAAGATATCAAATGTTATGGGCAGTTTAGTCAGTGTCCATTTACAATTACCAAAGTCTTGTTTATTTCTTTTTAGAAAATCATCTAATTCGGCCTGGTCACGAATTCCTTTGGCTTGTGCATATAAGAAGTCTTTCAACACATAGTCAGGCCAAGTTGGAAAATGTCGCTTCACAAAGGCAAACAAACTGTCTCTAGCTTCCGTCAAGCCTTCCGCCACACCTTGCTGGCTTTCTTTAAGAGCAACCTTCATCAATTTGACAAATTGAATTTTCTTTTCTAATGAAGCTTCTTTCAATAAAGGTTTCGCTTTGCGAACAATATCAATCACACTTTCTTTTAGTGCTTTATCTTTGATTTGTTTAACTGCTTTTTGTTTTGGCTCTTTGACCTTTTTAGGTACGTTTAATCTGCTTTTTGCTCTGTTCATAAATTCTAATACCTCTGCGTCTGATAATGCATCGGGCATAGCATCTCGCCAATATGCAAATTGTTCTTCTTCTGTTGTGTTAGGATCTTTTAATATCTCACGCATTGGTGTTGCTCTTGGTCCAGCTTCGCTTTGTGCTGGATCATTTACTTGCTGTCGTGAAATTATTTGTAAACTTTCTAAGCCATAGCTTTGATAAGGTACGTTACCTGATTTGTCTGGTTTCATTAACCATTGAAAGGGTTGAACTTGGTCTTCGCCCAACACTAATAATACATTTTTGTATTGTTGACCAACAGACGTTAACACTGATGCTAAAGTACTTCCTGCATGAAAAATACCAGCATATTGCGGGAACACTTTTTTATATATGAATAGTTTTTCTTCTGGTGTTAATGGATCTTCTTTGCCCATTGTTTCTGAAACAAAAAAGAAAGGTGTTGCTTTTAATTCTTGTGCTTGAACTATAACTGCTTGCGCCAACAACATATGACCTTTGTGACCCATGCCACGTCCCCAACCTACCACAGCATCTGCTTGTGCTTGTTGCAACGCTTCAATGATATATTGTTTTAAACTCATATCTTTTTTGGTGCCCAGTTTTGTTGGTCAATCAACTTTAAAAATTGACCGGGTAATGGATTGTCAAAGCTAATCTCAGGGTGTGCTTGTACATATCCTTCAGGATTAGTTTGCATAATGCCACCATGCAGTCCTAAACTTAATGATTTAATTAATTGCATCTTAGCATTAGTTAGTCCTTCAACTGCACCTAGTGTTGCTTCGTAACCTTTTTTATCTGCTAACATACCCTGTGCTTGACCTTCGCTTAGATTAGCTTGTGCCCATTGTGGAAAGTCTCTGACTAATCCCTGTGTTCTTAAATGACTATTGAGATATGTGTATAATATTCCACCTGGCTTGCTTAAGCCCTTTTTAGGTGCAAGATAATTGTCAATGATATTAGCGTTACTACTAATAAAATTACCAACTTTGTCAATGTAACTTGTGTCAACACCGGGCATTTCTTCTACATAAGTAGTGCCCTGTACAATAGCATCGGGTGTAGATAAACTTTCTGCATTTGGATATCTACCTTCTTCTGTACTACCCAATTTATCATACCAGCCAGTGGCTGCTACCATTAACTTTGCCTTTAACTGTTTAGGTGTACCGATTTGTTTACCTAAATTACTATCTACTGGAATATGAAACCCAGTGATGTTAGGTTTGAAGTCAAATGTTTTTGTGTTTTTGTTATAAACAGGCATTGCACTTTGGCCGTCTGGTTTAGTACCGGGATAAAACAACAACCCACCTTCTAAGAATCCTTTTTGTGGACTAATCTTTTCAAAGTAAGGCCACATCTGTGCAAACTGTTTTGCAAACTGAACTCTACTTTCATCGTTTGGATCAGCATTTCCTGTACCCATAACAAAAGCATATATATCATTTGCATTATTCATTAATGTAGGTGCCCCACTACTTGTTTGTGTCTTACCTGACTTCAAGTATGCCCATGCATTCTTTGGAATCATTCTAAAGACACCTCTTTCGTCACGGCCCCAGTATACGACAGGCATACCGTCCCATTTTAATTCAATTGAATCATAATTATCAACCATGTGACTCATACGTTCAACTGCATGTAGTCCACCGCTACTACCATTTGAAATGACAAGGTCCTCTATGTGTTGGTACTTACGTCCAACACCGGGTGCTGCCGCTTCAAATAATAATACGTCTGATAATTTCATTTTCTGTTTTTTTGCACAAACTGTTCAGCGAGCATTACTAATTCTTCTAATTCTTGTATACTCTCACAATGCCAACGGCGTAGTGCTAGTGCTTTAGGAGTAGGTTTACCACTTGGTGTTTTCATAGGACCCTTGTTACCGCCCATTCTAGCACAGAAACTTTTGCGACGGTTGGCAGCTTTGCTGCCTTTCTTCAATTTACTTGGTTTAGTTGTTACGGCAGTCTTTAGTTTACTACCTGGATTTTCTCTACGATAAGCATTCACCGCCTTTTGACTCATACCAGAAGTCTTATCATGGTGATTGACCTTGTTCCAATCTTCGTCAATACTTTCATTAGGTACACAGTTGTTAACTCTTGTGTCTCCTTTCTTTTTAGTACCTTCTTTATGATAACCAGACCAGCAACTTGGGTCTAAGCGTTGTTTTTCTTCATCTACATTTTTAGGCTTCTTGTGATGCTTTTTCATATTGACAGCAATTGCTGCCTGTTGTGCAGGATTAGCCGCTTCAGTTATAATTTCAGTTATTCTCATTTTAATATCTCCAGTGCTTTACGAAACCATTCAATACTACCTTCAGTAACTGACTCTGAAAAATACTTGTCTTTAATTGCTTTATATTTCTCAGGATATTGCTCAAGCGCCTTCATCATTAGTGTAGGATTACCCATGTCTTTTGCATTAGCAGTTGGCCCAATAATAATTTTAGCAATTTGATCCTTATCATTAGTAACAAGTTCTTTTGTTTCTCTATCAACTAGTCCTTTATATGGACTCATCATTAGACTAGCATGTCCTGGCAATTGACTCATGTTCGATAAGTCAGCCCACATAGCATGAAGTGTGCCTCCTTTTAATGTAGGGTCACTGTAATCATGCGTATGTAATGGTTGTGCCGCTGCCGCGTTCTCTACTGCCATTATATCAACTTGAACTACGTTATTAGAATTACCAACTGGAACGCCTACGTGAATACTTACACCGGTACGTGCGGCAAACAGACCTTTACTTTGAAAGTATTCTTCTAGTGCTTTGCGACTTAATTTTAATTCTTTTGCTGGAAATGCAGTCATTAGTTCTTTTGCATCAACCAATACGTCAATGTCACTTGAAATTTCTTTTTTACCTGCGCTACCGATTGGATACAATTGCATATTAGGTGGTAATAATTTTCTTAGATTATCCATGACTGCACTAAAGTTAGCTTTTTCTAACTGTACAGCGTTTGGGACTACATTTCCACCTTCAAATAATTTCATTTTAGTAACTTACCTTAATACTTTGAATTGTTCCTTGACTGAACATATTTATTTGCGCTCTCATCCAAACAAAGTTGCCTTGAATATTAGTATAATTGATTTGTGTTAGATTATTTGCTTGGATAGTATGTACAGTGAACCAATCACTTCCTATTGGATTCTCAACTAATGTAGCTTGGATAAGAATCTTACCACTTACACCAACTAGATTCCATAACAATGTTTGTGTATCTCTGTTGCCCAAATGATAATTGGCTGCTGGTTTCCTGTCGCCCGTAACAGTTGATATATTGTTATACGGAGTCTGTGGTAACAGAATCTGAGTGGTAATTTGGCTCATTACGCTACTACGACCTCAACGACTACAGAGTCGCCTACTAACTCTTGGGCGACTTGTTCTAATGCTTGTTGAATGTCAGCACTGGCAATAGTAGAAACATCTGATTCGCTGTCCTTGACTATTTTGCTGAGGGTGATGACTATGTTTTCTGTGACAATCTTTGCCATGGTTAAATACTCCAATTAATAGAGTATTTATCTTTACTCCTGGCGCTTCTCTAGTTTGAATCTGCGCTTAATCATATCCCCAAACATCAAAGAAAGTAAAGAATTGGTACTTTCATCGTCATATTCTATATAATAATGTGCTGAACAATAGTTTATATGCCAGGATTTATAGTGCCCTTTTAGCCAGTGACGTAATGCATCGCTAGGAACTATAACTGTTTTAGTGTTCTTATATCTGTTTATGAACTCAGACAATTCGTCTTTAAAAGTATCCTTGACACGCTTACTTTTCAAATAAGCACGATATTTGTGCTTGGGTTCTTTTACAAAGGTTTTAATACCTGTGGGAGCAATATCAATTATCTCAGTGAAATTGACATGTTCAGGACCTGCAACATTGCGTAGTGTATGCAACAATGCTAAATCGTTGCTAAAAATACCCGCTGTGCTACCCTCAATTCGCATTGAACAAGTCTTGGACTTTATATGTTTATTCTTCCAATCAATGAAAGTCTCAATGTCATCTAAATCAATTGCTTGAATACGACTAGAATCATAATATCTTCGGTTAACTTCTAATCTTCTTAGATAGTCCAACATAGTATCAATGCCATGCATGTATGCTAATCCGGGGATACTAAATCTAGCACGGTATCTGTACTTGCCGTAGTACAATACGTCCCGATAATCTATTGTATCTATTTCTGGTAACTTAGTTGACAACATTAATGAATCCATTACTATCTACCTCTACATTAATTTTCTGTGCTACATCAAACACAATTTTATCATCTACTAAGTTTGCTGTAACTGTGCTATTCTTAATCTTCTCAAACAAAATCTTCTTACTTAAAGGTACACGAATCAACTCGTCAATCTTGCGACCTAGAGGACGTGCGCCCATTTTATTATCATATCCATGTTCTGCTAGATACTCAACTACTGGTTCGCTTAAGTTAAGAGTAATGTCATGTACGTTTTTAAGACTTTTCTTCAATTCGTCTGTAAACTTGATAACAATTTTCTTTATAGCCAATGTGTCTAGTTTGTTGAACTTACAAACCATGTCAATACGATTTCTAAATTCAGGCTTAAAGAACTCTTTCAATGCTTTATCATCTTCACCTGACTTTTCCTGTGATCCAAAACCAATAACGTTGCGTTCACTATCACTACTGCCCAAGTTACTGGTCATGATAATGATACAGTTTTTAGCATTGACTTCTTTGCCATTACTACCTGTAACTCGACCTTCATCAAGCAATTGCAAGAATACGTCAAAGACTTCTGGGTGAGCTTTTTCAACTTCATCAAACAATAATATTGAATATGGATTCTTGCTTAAGTCATTGATAAGCTTACCGCCACCTAATTCACCTTCACCAAATCCAACATATCCCGGGGGTGCACCAATGAACTTAGCAATAGCATGTTTCTCGCTGAACTCACTCATGTCATATTTCAACAATGTCATATCTAAGTTTTTACTTAACAATTTAGCTAACTCAGTTTTACCTGTACCAGTTGGGCCTAAGAACAAGAAACTACATGTTGGTTTAGTTTCATTACCAATACCCGCAAATGATACATAAACACGCTCAAGTACTTTATCAACTGTTTCATCTTGACCATATAGTTTGTCTTTGATGTTAGATTCAAGGTTCTTGATGCGGTCATCAGTGACATCACTCATTTTGTCAGCAGGTACACCTGTATACCGTTCAACTTGTTCGTGTATCAACTCTTTAGTGATTATTGCACCCACGTTTTCAAGCACACGTTGTTTAGCACACGCCGCATCCAACAAGTCAATTGATTTGTCTGGATTCTTGCGGTCGTGAATATAGCGAATAGCACATTCTACGCTTGTATTGATTGCTTCGTCTGTAATTTCTACGCTATGGAAGTCATTCAATCGTACACTTAGTCCTTTAAGAATACGAACTGTACTTTCTTGACTTGGTTCGTCAATAGATACACGATAGAATCTACGCATCAATGCACGATCCTTCTCAAAACTTTCATAGAACTCTTCCCATGTTGTGCTTGCAATTACTTTCAATGTGCCCTTAGTAATTGCTGGCTTAATCATGTTAGCAAAGTCAACACCACCGCCACTAGCGTTACCTGAACCCTTCATGGTATGTGCTTCATCAATGAATAGAATAGCTTTGCGTTTAGTATTCAATGCTTGTAGGATGTTTTTAATCTTTTCTTCAAAGTCACCGCGGTATTTACTACCCGCAAGTAAGTTAGCAACTTCAAGCGAATACAATTCATGATCCTTTAAGAATTCCGGAACAACTTCATCTACAATTTGTTGCGCTAGACCTTCAGCAATAGCAGTCTTACCCACACCTGGATCACCAACCATCAACACGTTTGACTTGAATCGTTTAGCTAATACATTGATAATGTCATCAACCTCTTTACTACGACCAATCATTGGTTCAAGCTTGCCATCTTTTGCTAACTGAGTTAAGTTAGTTGTATATTCTTCTAGTATTTCATCTGCTTGAGTATCACTTAATGCGGAAGTATAATTACCACCTTTGTAATGTTTCTGCCAAAAGGGTACAAACTCGTTCTTAACAATACCATACTTTAATAAGAAATAATGTGCATGACTGTTTGTCTCTGCACTGATACTTAAATACAAATCAATAGTTGTAATTGATTTACGACCAGTGAAAAGAACTTGTGTTACACCACGATTGATAGTGCGTTCTAAACTGTTAGTTTTTCTGGGTTGAACTTCTTCACCTGGACTAACATTAACTTGAATAGCACGTAAACTATCCAAATATATAGAAATCTCTTTGGTTAAATTAGTTGTGTCTGCACCAAATTGATCCAGACACTTTTTGAATGGAGGATGATTTACCAACGCTAACAATAAATGCTCTACTGTGCAATATTGATGCTTGCGTTGTTTAGCAAATTCAATAGCCTGTTCGATGATTGCTTCTATTTCTACTGAACTATGCATTCTTGTTTCCTTAAAATCTTATTTACTTGTTTCGGGACTGCAATATAGCATCTAATATTGCGTTATCTATTTTATCAGGAACTATGGGTTTAAGCAAGACATATTGGTCACCTACTGATCCATTTACTTGAAAACCCTGCCCGGGTACACGAACTTTGGTATTAGGTTGTGTTTTGGGTTTTACGCCCAAATTGAACTTAGTTCCGGATAATGTAGTAAACTCAATGTCAGTACCCGCAATTAAATCTAGTACCGAAATGTCTACTTCACTATGCAAGTCTAAACCTTCTCGTCTAAACTTCTCGTTAGCATGTACTCTAAATTCAATTATTAATACTCCGTCGGGTATCAGATTATCATAGCGCATTTGTCCACCGTTATCTATACCTTTAGGTATATCAACTCTGATAGTTTGATTTCCTGATTGCGTTCTAAATTGCAATATTTGTTCACCACCGGTTAATACTTGTTCTAATGTGATCCAAATTGTAGTTTTATAGGTAGGACGTTGTTGTCTTTGATGTCCGAACATTGATCCAAACATGTCATGTATGTCCATTCCACTTCTTGGATCAAAATTAAAATTGAATCCTCCACCAAAAGGACTACCTGTAGTAAAGTGGAATCCACCGGGTGCGCCATGCACTCCACCAAATGGATTTGGATTGTCGTATTGTTGTTTTTTTTCTGAGTCGCTTAGTGTTTCATAAGCAGTTTGAATTTTTTGAAACATAGCGGTATCACCACCCTTGTCAGGGTGATGTTGATTTGCTAGTTTGCGATATGCTCTTTTGATATCTTCGGGGGTAGCATTTCTGTCTACCCCTAGGGTTTGATAGTGTTCCATAAGATTAATTATAACACAGTTTGTGTGCTAAGTCAATATTTATGAAGCTACGCCGGCAACCTTTTCTTTTGTACGACCGTATGCGGCGATACCTAGAACTGCACCCATTGCGATGTGATAGAGACCAGCACCTTGTAATGTTAATGGTTGCCATTGACTGGTAACTGAACCATGACTCATTGCTTGTAGTACTGACCATAATACTGGAAATACAACAAAGTCACAAGTACATGTCAACATATAAATCCAACCCATCATTGGGCGCATTTTCTTGTTGATCCAATCTGTTGCGTCTTTATCTAGTTTTACTGTGGATTCTCCACCTTCGCTCATTGCACCGCCGCCACTCTTTAGTGACTCTGCTTGATTTTGTGTTACTGTTACTGTACTTGTCATGTTAGAACTTCCTTGATTAGTTGGTGGTGTCATCACTGATGGACCTTGTGCACCTGGACTTACATTTCCAAAGCTACCAAATCCACCTGCTGCCGGAGCTGCCGGCAAACTACCAAAACTGCTTCCTGCTGGGAATGCAGATACTGCTGGATCGGCTGCCATCATTTCGTGATGGTCATCTGTCTTTGCTAATGGCATAGTGCCATCTGCTTTTTTTGCTAGTAATGTTGCCATTTTATAATCCTGCCTTTGAAATAAAATCTTTTAATAAACTATCTTTTTCTGTATAAACATTTGCGTTGGGCAATCCAGCAATGTTTCTCATTTCGTTTAAATCACCGTCATCAATATCTGCTATATCAACAACTTCTTCACCATCATCTTCGCTATCTTCATTTTGTTCACGATATTCTAATGGGATTGTAATCATATTTAGCTTTAATGTGTTCAAGTCTGCTTCGTACTCTTCACCATCAATTTTAACTTTCCAATCTTCTAATGTTATTCCAGTTAATGTCTCTAAGTCATCCAATATCTCTATCAATCTTTCTGGTGCTTTGCTTCTACGATTTGTTTCTACAAATACAACAAAGCGATTAGTCATTAACTCACCCTCGCTTACTTCACAGTCATTGACATAATCATAACCTTTGATAATCCAGTCACATAAATCTTCACCAACTGCCTTACCTTTAACTATGAAAGAGAAAGTAATGATTTCATCATTTTCGCCGGATCTAGCTTCGTATTCATCTACTGATACAGTAGGGATGATTTGATTTTCAAAATCTAAATGGTCTAAACCTTCAACAAGTACTTTTCTCATATTACATTCCTAAAGGTTGTCCGCCTGGGGCAGCACCTGCGCCCGGTGCTGGGGGAGGTACACCTTGCCCACCCAATGTTTGCTGACTCATATCGCCTTCGTCATCTTGACCCTCTTTGTCATAGTCTTTTTCATATGCATCATCCAACTCGTCTAACTCAATGTTCTGACCAGCTAAGTCAATAGTACCTTCACGGATATCATTCATTAATTGTTTTGGAATCTCAACACGAACTAACCAAACTTCACGTTCAATCATTTTGGGATAATGTGTTCCGGCTTTGTAATCGTCAGGGCTATCAATTTTGATAGGTACTTTGATTTTTGTCTTTTTAAAGTGTACAGTGCAACCCAACTTGATAATTCTTTTTCCTGCTCTTGGGTCGGGCATTAGTTTGGCAGGATACATAAAAATACATGCCACCGTGTACTTTTTAATCTTTGGTCCATCGACTAATTCACCCAAATCCCAGTTCTGATAGGCGTACATATCGGCTTCATCTAATACTCGTTCAAAGTCTAATAATGTGGATAGGGAAGCATCGCTGGTAAAAATACCCTTGATACTGTCAATAATACTAGGGTAGTCAATATCTGTGAAAAAATCGGTTGTTGGTGACTTCATAATAAAGTATTTATCATTTAAAATCTTATTATGTTGATTTAAGAAATACCGGGGTTAGCCTAATATTTATCATAATATGTGTGAGAAATACATGACTATTAAACACACTACCAAAAGTCTTAAATAAATGTGAGAGGACAATAAACTCTCATTTCAATAGGAGAATTTAACTTGAGCAAAAGAAAAACTGGTGCTCTCCGACAGGAGCAAGAAGCTAGAACGTCATATTCTAAAAAACAAGAAAACACATACTACACACAGGAATCAAAAACAATCAACTTTAACTCGTCAAAACCTAAATCAACAAACAAGCATATAGAACTAATACCCAAATCACTCAATCAGGAAAAATACATCTTAGCATTACTAAATCCAGAAACGGATATAGTAGTGGTAAGCGGTCCTGCAGGTACTGGTAAAACTTATCTAGCTATGCAAGCGGCGATTAAGGCTATGAAAGCTGGAGAATGTGAACGGATTATTCTGACACGTCCTGCAGTGGGTGTAGATGATGAAAAGCATGGGTTTTTACCAGGAGATTTAAACGCTAAAATGGAGCCATGGACTCGTCCGTTGCTTGATGTATTGCGTGAATACTACACAGCAAAAGAAATTCAGTACATGTTGGAAGAACAAGTAATTGAAATTGCCCCACTTGCATTTTGTAGAGGTCGCAACTTCAAAAGAAGTTATGTAGTGTTAGATGAAGCTCAGAATTGTACACCTAGTCAACTCAAAATGATTATGACTAGAATCGGCATTGGCAGTAAGATTGTAGTTACTGGCGATATTGAACAAGCCGACAGAAAATCAGCCGACAACGGGCTACTAGACCTACAAAATCGTTTGGGGAAGGGGGTGATACCAGGTTTGCAGTTATGCAAGTTTGAACTGAAAGACGTTCAACGACACCAAATTATTGAACATATTTTGGGTCTATATCAGTAACCTGGTCATCCGAGTCAGAGGGGGAGATTACTTCCCCTCTCCAACCATTCTCTTCGGATAGTCTATCAACGATAGCAGGATAAACACCCTTGTAATATGCGTACAAGTTATCCCAATCAGTATCTACTCGTTGTCCATCAATAATGCATTTGTTAACTTTACGTTCCTGAAAGTCCATAATTATATTGACTGTTTGAAGGTCAGAATTTTTGATTTTCTTCCCCAAACCAACCAACTCATCAATCTTGCCGTCAGGTTTCTTTACGTAAGTTACAAGTAGATATCTCATGTTGTTAGTTCTGCTAATGTTGCTGCCAAAGAAATTTCGGGAATGCCAACCATTGATAGATTTACTAAGCCATTGCGAATTACAATGATTGCTTGGTCTTTTTGTTCTGGAGTCTTACCCCACAAGTCTAAGTTATTATACATCCAACGATATGTATCTTCAATACGTGTAGGATACAATGCTAAATGTTGTAACAATTGCTGACGACCTTCGATTACTTTACCACTCTTAAACAAACTAGTGGCTTCAAGCAATAATTCATCTTCGCTATTACCTATACTTACTGGTGGCAATAGTGTTCCCGTACTGCTGTTAACTTGAACTTGATTTAAGCACTTACGCAAGTCTGGATATGTGGCACGGACATAACTATCTAGTGTATCCAAATCAAATTGAACGTTTTCAGTAACCAATACGGTTGCCGCCCGTGCAGTAAACTCTGTCATATCAGTTTTAGTGATATGGAATTCGTGACAACGACTCTTAAGTGCAGGGATAATCTTGTGCTGATAGTTACAAGTTAGAATATAACGAACTGTACCTGCATAAGCTTCCATGTCATTACGCAATGCCGCTTGTGCTGCCGCTGTAAGATAATCTGCCTCGTCTAATAGAACGACTTTGAAGTTACCAAAAGGCATTGTTTGAACAAAGCCATTGATTTTATCACGCATATTGTCAATGCCGTTTTCACGTGACGCATTAATTTCTAACACATCGTATTCTTGCACATCCAATTGATGTATCAATACTTTTGCAAGTGTTGTCTTTCCTGTACCGGGATCGCCGCTTAACAATAGATGCGGGATAGTACCAGAACTAATCCAGCCTTCTACTTGTTGCTTTTGTCGTGCGTCAACAAAAACATATTCTTCTACTGTTGTAGGACGATACTTTTCTACCCAAAGATTATTCTTCATCGTTTCAATGCTTCGTAAGTGATAATGTGATTGAGTGATTCACCCAAGTCTTTGTCATGGGGTACAATATGCAATGAATTTTTCATTCTGTCTGCCTTCTCATCATAATGACGCAATTCAACTACATGCCCACCGTTAGCAGAATATAGATTAAAGCAAGTGCCACGACTTTCTAATTCACCAAATGAATCATGTCTTACTGGATTAAGACGAACACTGTTTTGTCTTTTACTACCAGTAATAGCAAGATTGGGTCCGTCATCATAATCTTTCTCTTGCGGAGTGTTGTTTGCCCAGCGAACCTTCTTTAAAAACCATTTATCAAACCATTTCATATTAGTATACCTTATCGCTCATTGTATCATCATTGGGAAGTTCATCACTAACTAATAGGATATCGTTAGGATCAACTTTACGAATTGTTTTCTTACCTGACTCATCTTCAATATCAATACCTCTAGTCCATCGTCCATGACTGATTAGTATCCATTCACCCACTTTAACGTCAGTTTGCTCTGGGCCAACAGCATAGACTTGTGCCCATCGTGGTCTAATACCTGAACTCTTACCATCATCACCCGGAATAATAATTCCACTTGATGTAATACGTGATTCAAAACTCATATCGGTAACAATGATTGCGTTACCGATAGGTTTTACTGCTTTAACTTGATGTGCTTCAAATGCTAATTTACTCATGTGTTTATTATATGTGAAAGATTGTATATTTTCAAGGCTTTTGGCTAACTACCTTAACAATGTCATCGACCGAAAAATCATCGGCTACTTCATCATCATTTAGCAATTCCATTTCTTCAGGCGTAACAATATCTACTTCTTCTTCTACGGGCAGAGGAACATACGTTGGCTCATCCGGAATCAAATCAGATTTTTTTATTTCTGGTTGTTCTTGACCCTCAGGTACCATGTTATACATTTTACTAGCAAGAGTTTTATTATATACACCACTAATTCGTTGAGTATTGTCCATAATAACCTGGTTCTTACTATCAATAATATCACCTCGGGCGTTAACACCCATATTACCTGCGGCTCTTACGTGTTCATGCTTACTGGCTAATGCTGCCATATCAATTTCTTTTCCGATTGCGGATCTCATTCTAGACATTTTAATACTCCTTATTTTAAAAACTCGTCAATTGATAAATCATAATATAATGAGTTGATCCTGTGTACACCCAATAGAAATAATACGAAACTAGCGATACTACTACCTCGTCCTACTCCCCATACTACATTATTTGCTCTCATTGTATCAACCAAATACTTAAGATATCTTAGTAACGGGAATAATCCACGTTCTTGGAACAATATCAATTCTTGCCCAGCACGTTGTAGTTCAGCGTATCCATTTGTTTGGTCAAGAACAAATCTAGCAATATCCATATCAATATATTCTTTTGGCATGAACCATTTGTTTTGATTCTGTGTGTCAAATTCTTTTACAGATAGATTTGGTTTAGTGTATACGGTGAATTGTGGTTTATTTACAATTTCTAATGATTCATTAAAGATGATAGGTTTATCAACCAAAGCACGTTTAAGTTGTGCTTCTGGATCAGTTAGGTAGATATTACAAATATCATCATGTGACAATATCTGTTGACCAAATTCATCTGTATACATTTTGCTATTGTAACAGATTACAAAACGAATGTCAAATTATGATTTGTCCGTTTTATTGTCAAAGTTAGCAAACATAACTTCGTTAGATGGACCTGTAACAATAGGAGTTATGGGTGTTTCTTCCCAACCCAAATACAATTCTTCCCATGCTATATTGTTCTTAACTAATTTAACAATTTTTTTGGATTTATTCTTTTTAGATATTGTATTAATTTTAGTAGAAGAATCATTCCACCATCCTGGTTTATTAAATGGTCCTAAGTTTTCTTCTATTGAATGTTTACACCATACTCCGTCACTCATGCTGGACGATATAGTAATATCAGTTACAACTAACCTGCCTTCATTGATGGCATTTAGTTTGGAAATAAGCATAATACCAATAATTTGGTCATATGGTTCTTCGGGTAGTGTGCAAACTTTTAAATCAGCATCCAGATACTTCTGTATTGACTCATCTTCATCTTCGCAAATGAAAATTGAATTCTGTAAACAGTGATTTAAAAAGTATTTGATACGTTCTAATGCAATATTTTGTTCACGTATGATTTCGGATTCAACATTAAAGTCTACATCAATCTCATAGTTGTTCAATATAAATTCATTGCTGAAGTATACACCGGTTGTAAATGCAAATGCACTATTAATTCTTGCTGTCATTGGATATGTTTATCTGTTGGTCGATGTTTTGTTTTTTATACATCTCATCCATACGTTTCTTTAACTCAATGTTATAGCTGTTGATTACCATTTGAATTTGGTTAGCCATATGTTGATTATTCATGCGACTTGCAAAGGTCATTTTTTGATACAAACTAGTAATAGTAGTTTGTAATTCTTCCGATGATTTTTTGGATAAATCGTTTAAATCTAAGAATGGATGAGTAATACCTAACATATAGATATTTACTTAGATGCTAGCTAGTGTGATTTTTTTCCAAATAACTGTGCTGCCGTCATAGTTGCCCATACACAAATATAGAAATGTACCATCACTACATATTGTTCCTTGCTTATCACCCACTGCACCTATACCGATCGGGGTTCTAGTAGTGATTTGATTAGCTTTTTGATTTCTATTGATTGGGTGGATTTCTAATGTAGTTCCGCAATCCTCAGTAGATATCATATACTGTAGTTTAGCTACTCCACCGCCAACTACAAATGCATCTTTTGGTACGGTTATAGTATTTGTGTAAACTGTGCTAATTGCGGGACTGCCGTTACTAGCATAATTTTCAAGTGTTCTAGCAGTAAAGCCCATACCAGCAATAATATTACCGGTACTATCAATAGTTGTGTCAGGGAACTTAATAGTTGCTTGAGTATTAGCTACAGTCAATATCAACTGTACGTTGCTTTGTGTTCCGCTTGGTGCCCAAGCACCAAAGTTAATTGTTGTGTCACCTGTGATTGTACCATATTGAACATCACCCTGACTTACATTAACTAATTTAACATCAGACCCGGTGGTAGTGATGTTATTACCTAAATTAAACGTACTTGCTCTAAAACTTTTTACTAGTGCATTGCTAATAAGTGTATTAGCCATATCGTTATTTAATGTAGCACCAGTCAACCCAGATTTAACAATAACTTTGCTTTGTAGGTCAGTTATCTCAGTACCTGCAGAGTCAAGATTGTTTTTAATACTAGTAAAATTATCTCTGAACCCTTGACTGTCATTATTGACACCGGGTACTGGATAATTTGTTTTAATTCCGTTTGTGTTAATTGCGCTCATAGTTTTATTTCCGTAGTGTATTTATGATTCAATTTACTTGGGTAAAATTGTTTTTCTTGGAAACAATACGTAAAAATCATGTGAATCAATTGGGTCAGGAGTAGGACTAGCACTGGGTAAGTTTTCCCAACTTGGAGTAGACAAGTAATCATTGTAGTCAAATGTAGAACTCTTGTCTACAACGTAACGGTCAATCAAGAAATAGATTTCGTTAAGTTTATGAGCCCAGTTCTTGTTGATGTTGTTTTTTATTGTTTCCGAATATCCAGGCTTAGTATAACATATTACCCATGCTGATTGAAACCCTAAAATACTACCACTAAGTTGTTGACTTGACATCCATTTTGGTAACAATTTGCTATCATAGTTTTCTGATAATACACTTGCAATTTGCTTTCTCATATTATCAAAGCTTGCAGGATATACGTGTTTTATCAAATTACTGCTTGCACTGTCATAGTAAGATATATTAGCATTCAAATCAATTTCATAACTGGTGTAAATATCAGTGCGACTATCAATATTTTCTCCGGCAGATATATCAATTACTTTAGGTAATGTAATATCTTTAGCAACACTTTTACCATTATTATTTACCAAATTGTCAACAATTTCACTGTATACTACTTCATATATGATGTTGCCGTTGTCATCCCTTGCTACAGCCGTTTTTAAATTTCCTAATGTAATTTGTCTCCAATAGTGATTTTGATTAATAGCAGAAATATATTTTTCAATAGTACTTGAATTTATTCCGTAAACTTGCACAAACTTAACATCTGATGCTTTACCAAAATTATTATCTTCTGGTCTGTATAGATAGTTATATGGGATTAGATTGTCGTTATTCAATAAGTCTCTAATTATTGCCCTATCATTTAAATTAGGTGTTGCTTTGAAGTACATTGTTTCTGTAGGCACTGCATAATACTGATTTACTTTCAGTGAAAATATTCTTCTTCCTGTTAATGCCGGAAATAGTTTACTATATGCTTCTACTTCAAACGTAAAAGTGTTTGATGAGCCTACAGGAGTAAGTGTTGATTTAGGTTGATTAGCTACTTTACCTGCTAACTCTCCTGTTTGTAATAGTATTAAGTTAGGGGGCAAACTTCCCGATACTAATCTATAGTTTAGTGCATGTGATGAAGTTGCAACTATACTTAAATCACTAATAGTATTATTGTTGATTGATCCTAAATTAGCAGGACTTAACCAGTTAATAACTGTGCTTATATTCTTTATAACTCTTAATTTAAATTTAGTTATGTCACTAACAATGCTAGGTTTAAATATTTTTTTCACACGGACACTGAAATCATAATCACTTAAACCAGTACTACCCAATGTTGGTGTGCCGCTAATCCATCCTGTCAAAGGATAACCAGTTAAGCCAGGTGGCAAATCAATAAACTCATATATTATTGGATCATTCTCAAAGTCATATCCTATAATTTTAAAATTAAAATTAGACCCGCTTACCACTGTTGGTATTACATTATCAGGTGAATAATATCCGTAATATTTATCATCCATAGAAGTAATTAAAGATAGTGGGCGATTATTTAGTATTGTCGGGACTCTTGTATGCGCTGCCTTTTTCAATTCTTGATTAAGCACAGTAATTGAAAATGTTCTAGTTGCAACACCCAAATCGTTTTCAAGCTTAACAGTAAATGAATATGTCTTAGTTGTTGGGTTACGAATATCAGTTATGGGTGGTTTAGCATATCCCTTAATTACACCTAAGTTAGTAATCTCTAATCCAGGTGGTAATATACCTGTATTAAGTGTTATATTAGTTGAACTAGCTACCGCTGCCTGCGTGTATTGTAATTGAAACTCTACCCAAGTACTATCATTGACAGTGAGAATATTACCTGCTCTAGTAGTAAACGATGGTTGTAACGATCCTAATATTTTAAGAGAGAACGTGCGGTCAGAAATTAATCCAAATGCATCATACGCACGAACGGTGAAGGTAAAAGTGACGTCATCTGGTATTAATGTTGGTGTGCCATCAATAATACCAACTTCGTTTTTGTTTTTCAACGTAATACCACTAGGTAAGCTACCGTTTAGTAATTTGTATTTTACTTCCGATCCTACATTTGCTGGTTTAGCAAAAAGTGTGACATGCAGGTATTTACCGGGTAAATAAGTACCTAATGATCCTGCGGCTGTAACCCATGTTGGTTGTGCCATTAAATTATCCTAATAACTTTAATGCTAATTCGTAATGATGTTTTCTATCTTCAATACCAATAGTACCGCCATTGATGCGTTTAGTAAGTCCTACAAAGTCATCATTGTCGCAGAATTTGTTTAAGTCGTTATTGTCCCAGAACCAACCTGCGCTAGATACTGCACCTTCCGGTGTCTCCAAATATGCAACAGTTTCTTCAACACTAATACCTAAATCTTCTGCAAACTTTGTATAGTTAGCACGACCGGTCAATTGAATTAATCCACGACCGCAGAAACGATATCCATCACCTGATGCCTCATCACCGTTGCTCATACGATTAGCATATACACGATTAGCAATTTTTTCTGGTTGACGTTCATATTGTTTAGCAGTTGCCTCATCAGAGAAATACTTTTTGAATGTGCCCATCAAACCTTTTGCGCTGTAGTTTAGATTCTCTTTGACGAAATTAAATCCACCTGACTCATGTGCTGTTTGTGCTAAGAATGCGGCTGCTCTACGATGGTCATCATACATATCATAATATTCAGCAACTTCATGTAGTGCTGTTGCATATTTTTTCAATACATTTTCTTTTGTCTTTGGACACAATGCCTTTAAAATTTCTAACGTAATCATTTGTTTTCCTTTATAATCTTCCAACTGCTATTTCAATGACACCAATAGCGCCATCAAAGTTTTCTAAACTCTTACCAATCACACTGCCTACTTTAGGTGATTCTTCTGCTTTTGCTACACCGCCACCAGCAGATACTAACATATCGCCTTTGCGTACTTTACCAATTACTTTGCAAGGAACACGTCCTTGCAATGCAACCATTGTAGGGAATTCACATTCCATTGCCGAGTTTAATACATATGCTGGATCAGTCGAAACTACACCTGCAACTTTACTTGACATAATTCTATAAGATTCTGTTACTTCATATTCGCCGTCAAAGTCAACTACTGTACCGGGTTCAATATGTTTGTCACCAGCGTATATTTCTGCTAAATCAGCAAAAGTTGCAGTTAGTCTTGAACCTGCACTCAATCCCCAGTTACCAGTTATTGTACCTGTTGTAGTACTTGCACCAGTAGTCAATAACGGCGTTCTAATATAGCCAGTGCCTACAACACCCCCGCCTATAATAGTTGACGGTGTATTAATGTCAGCAGTAGAATTTAATCCGGAAGTTGTAGTTAGCCCGGATACAGTCAGACCACTAGTTGAACGTAAACTACCTGCAACTAAACTTCCTGTTGCACTTATTACTCCGTTAGTTACTAAATTACCAACACTTGCATTTCCCGTAACTGATATAGTATCTGCATTTACCGCACTTAGTGCTACAAAGTTATTTGAATTTAATGTTCCTGTATCAGCATTAAATCCAAAACTATTGTTTGTAAACAGTCTTACATTTCCAGTGGAGGTTGAAGTCATTGCTAAGAAGTATGCACCTGAACTTGCGCTTGATGGGATATTTGCAAAATAACTGACATTTGCACTACTAACGTTACCTATAACATTAGCACCTCGTAAGTTATTTAAATTACCACCGCCACCAATAAATTGTGTTGCAGTAATATTACCGGTACTTATGTTTTTAGCACCAGTTATATTATTAATTACTGAAAAATTGTTTGCACTAATTGTTTCATCAGAAGTTATATCACCGTCAGTAGTAATGACATTACCAGATAAAGCACCTGATACTATTAAACTTGTTAATGTACCTGTACTTGTAATGTTTGGTTGTGCATTTTGTGTAACGTGCAACGCTACTGTAGCAACGTTTGCCAAGGATGCTGTTCCACTATACGTACTATAATTGGCGTTGGATGCAGTACCAGTAACATTGGCTCCATTTATATGAGTTAATCTACTACCATCACCAATGAAATAATTTGAAGTTGTTGCGTTACCTAAAGTAGCATTACCTGAAGTTATATTTCCAGTAACTGCTAAACTAGTTAATGTACCTGTACTTGTAATGTTTGGTTGAGCGTTAGTTGTTAATGTTCCTGTGAAATAATTACAAGTTGTTAAGTTACCTAAATTAGCATTAGTTGATTGAATATTACCTAGAACAGTTAATACAGTTCCGTTAAATGTTAAATTAGAACTAGCACCAACTTTTGAGTTATTGTTAAACAGTATTTGTGTATTACCACCGGTAGCTGATATATTAGGGGAAGTAATAGTATTGGCTGTGATAGTGTTAGCGGTAACACTAGGAGTTGTTAACCCAGAACCATTTATGTTTAATGTTAAATTAGCTAGTGTACCTACACTAGTAATTACAGGTTGTGCGGCAGTTCTAATAGTACCAGTTAAGTTGGCAGCTATAATATTAGCAGTACTTAGTGTATTAGCTATTTTAAGAGAGAAAATGTTGTTACTGCTATTTGCTGAGGCTGCGTTACCTGTAGCAGTTCCGATACCAACTAAAATATTATCATCTGTATTGATAGTTACCTTAGCAATGTTTGCCTTGAGTGTTACTATACCCGTTTGTGATGTTTGATTTAATCCATCACCGGCTATTACTCTAACTACACCTGAAGAAAATGTAGTCTCGTATAGTTCCGAGAAATTGTTCTGTGATTTTAAAAACGCAATTCTAACTGGATCCGCTGCCGGATCGTTTGGATATGCGCCTACGTTAATATTTTCTTGTGCCATAATTATGCCCTATAGTGTATTTATCGTTTTTAAAGCCAAAAAAATAGCCCGAGAATATCGGGCTATTAAATGCGAGAATTACTTAGATTCCGCTTAGTTTTCTAAAATCAGACAACAAGTCAGTACTATCTCTCATTAATGTGCCTTCTGCTGTAACGATTTTGATGATTGGAGCTGTAGCTTGACTACGTTTTTCTCCCATGCCGCCACCGCCACTTAGTGTTCTCATCATAAATTCTAAGTCTTGGTCTGCTGTATCATCAGCATCATTAGCATATTCTTCTAATTGTCTTGACAACTCGGCTTTAGCCTGCTGAAGCATTTTTAGTTCGTGTTCATAATGAGAAGGATCGCCGCCAAATTCATAAGCCATCTGACTCAATTGTTTTGGAGTGGCTGCTTTGATTCTTTCCTGTGTCTCTGAATCGTATTGAGAGGCTGCGCTTTCATTTACTTCTTCGTAGTCACATCCACATGATTCCATTGGGTAACCGCATTCGTTACACGAATCGTGACCTTCTTCAATACTGCTTGTATCAGTATATTCTTTGCCACCTATGCTGAATTTTTCACCGTGTTGAGTATTTTTTAATTTCTCAGTAAAATCATTTCCTTCATCTACATCGTCACCGCCAGTATCAAGTCTGCGAGGATCTCTTTTTGAAAATTCTGAAGAACTTTGTCCAGCTCCGGCATCGGATGTAGTTGGGGGTGGAGCAGTTGGAGTTGGAGTTGGAGTTGAATTTTTCTTTTTATCACCATATCCAGCCATGTCCGCAGCCTGGTTTACAGCACTACCAATACCGTTTAAGGCTACCAATCCAGCTCCTGTACTAATTAATGCTTTTTGGTGTGGAGTATAACCTGACCCTTTATTATGTGATACTACTTTACCTTCATCTACTTCTTGTTCATCGTCACATGCACATGGACTTTCTCCGCATTCTTCGCACTCACCATCTTCATGGTCATGTTCTTCTTCGTGACCTTCTTCATGCTCGTAATTTTGGCTATCTTGTTCACCACTACCTTCAATATCAGTCATCTTTTGAATCAATTGCATCATATCATCGCCGCCTTCGTCACCTATTTCACTATGTGCTTGAGGACTACCAACTGCGATTAACTGTGCTTCTGGTCCATGATGCTCACTACCTGACATTGGAAGACCATAGTTATTAACTTTTTGACCATGTTCTTGTTTACCTCCGCCCATACCACCTAGACCTGCATTACGCAATAGTTCAATGATTTCATGTGCGTTACCTTCAGTTGCACTTACATTCACGCTATCATGACCTTGGTCATCAATAGTTGTGCTGATAGTAATGTTTTCATTTAATAATGAATCTAATTCTTTGCTCCAGCTTTCTAATTGTACGTCTTTCATATCTTTCCCTTCAAATGCCCTTCTAGTTGAGGCTAAGTTTCTGATAAAGCTTCCTGCTTCTTTAACACCTTCAGGATCAGATACTGCAGGTTTAAATGTTTTAGAATTGTCCGGTACTAATGGTTTGTAATCATCTTTACCCCATCCTGGGCTTGCTGTACGTGCTGCCGGAGCAGGTGTATTTGGATTAACTACAGGAGGATTAACTGAACCGCGACCCGCACCTGCGCCTTCATCAACTGTACCCTGACCTAGATAATGATGGAATGCTGTAACAACTTCACCTAAGAAATCTGGGTCATGGTTTAATTTGTAATGTGCAGACTTAGGTGTCATGCCCATTTGAATCATTTCGTGATATACTGCATTAGCAAATTCATCAGAGTCAGAAGCCAATGTAGGATTCTCTTGTGCTAAAGTCTTACCAACTTTCTCGTAAGTATATTCGCTTTCTTCCATTACACGTGCTTCGGAAACTTTCTTCTTTTTACGTAATGCTTCAAAGTCAGCCTTTGTTAGTTTACCTTTTGGTTCTGCAACATCTAAGTTATCTTGCTTACCCGGCAAATCTTTTGCTTCGTCAACACCTTTTAAACGTCCGTCATTTTCAGCTGGCTTCGTGTCCTTGGCAACTTCTTTTGATGCAGGCTTCTTTTTCTTGAAGGACGGATAAGGTGCTGTCTGCGTGAATGCGTTGGAGACCGGTCTCACACCTTTGTACTCCGCCTCTTGCATTGAGCCTTCGTCATATTTGTTATACTTGGCTCTAACAGGTTCAAGATTTTTACCTTCGCGGCCAGCATCGGCCAGGGCTTGCATACCTTTTTTACCGTATTTTTCATGACCTTTAGCGGCACGACTCATTTGTTTTTTATTATCTTCTTCAATTTGTGGATCAAATGCACGATTCTCTGCACTATCTTTGCCTCTACCAAAACGTGTTAATTCTTGGTCACCAACTTTAGCTGTGTCACCTACAGCTAATTTTTGACCTGATGCTCTTAAACCTTTTAGTGCCTTTGCTGTATCATCTCTATGTTGTTGATATTGACCTCCGCCACCCATGTGATTTTTTCCATACCAGCTAGCAGAGTTACCGTCTTTTGCTCGCATAACATGTGTGTCTTCCATTGTTGTATCTTCAGATTCATTAATCATATTATCAGATACAACTTCCATCCAATCTTTTAGACTATGCTTAACAGACTTCTTGCCGACTTCGCCTTTTGCTTTGCTACCTAACATGCCTTGTAAGCCTGATGTATCAAACTTGGTATCATTACCGTGTTCGTCTTTATCACCTTTTGTTGGGCGACCACGACCACGCTTAGGAGCATCTTTTTTAGCTTCTGAGCCTTTATCAATTTTGCCAATCTTATGTCCATATTGGTCACGAACATCTTCTTTGCCATAGCTGTTACCATAAGTACCTTTGTGTACTGTAACTTCTGATTCTGTTAGTTCAGGTAATCCTGAAAATTTTCTTAGTTGATTTAGTTCCATAGTTGATTCTCTCATAATTGATTCTTCAAAGTCTCTCTCATCCGCATCAGTATTGTCTGAAGTAGTTGCGGCTTGTTTATTACTTGCTTGGTTCATTGCTGATTGAGCAGGTGCTTGTTGTGGTGTCATTGTAGTATTGTTAGCAACGCCTGAACCAGCAGTTGATGTTGTAGCCGCTTGAGTTGATTGTGAAGTATTTCCCTGACCAAAAGCTACATCTTTCTTATAATTAACGCCTGCCATTGGGCTACCTGATGTTGGTTGTGTCGCAGGTGCTCTTGTTCCTAAAGCTCCTTGATTAAATGCTGACGGAGTTTCTGCCGGTGCTCTTGTTCCTAAATTACCTTGATTGAATGCAACACTAGCATTCGCAGTTCCTGGATTAGCTGGAGCTGCTGTTGGTGCAGGTTGTCCGCCCATGATGCCTGTCTTAGCTAATTCATTTGCACCGCCTGCTGTTTGTGCTTGACTACCAACAGGAGGACCTGCAGGTGTTGCTGGTTTAACCATCTTACTACCAGCTGTTGTTGCTGCCTGTGTTTGAGCCGCAGTAGGTCCGCCCTGACCACCTCTACCACCACCAACAGTAGCGGCTTGTATACCAGCACCACGTTGAAACGATCCAGGAGGACCTGATGCACCGGCTGATGTTACTGCCGGAGTAACTGCCGGTGGTTTAACCTGATTCATTGCTGATTGAGCAGGCGCTACTTGTGGAGTAACTTTAGCTGAACCAGAACCTGCGGGTTGACCTACTGGAGCTGCCGGTCCAGTTGTTCCTGTTTGTGTTCCTGCTTGATTTTGCATTGTTCTTAATGACGATGCATTAGTAGCAGTTGTTGGTGCTGTTGCAGGGGTGGGTGCAGGTTTTTTCATATAAGCCGGCATACCTGCTTCCATTAACTCAGGCATACCTGAAAGTTTTCTTATTCTGTTTAATTCTTCAAAAGACTCTTTAGTAAAAATTCCCTTGATATTGTCACCTACATTACCCCAGAATTTTTTTCCTGCTTCTCTATTTTGTATGTCTCTAGCATTGTCGGCAGCTATCTTTTCTTGACTAGGCAGAGACTGTCTAGGATTTGCTTGACGCCATTGAAGTTCTGCATCACTGGATGTTTTAACAGTACTTCCGTCACGTGATTTCCAACTACTACCGTCACCGCTTTTAACATCAGCACCGGGTGCTAATGATGCAGGGTTAGTGGGTACTTTACTATCAATTCCTTGACGAATAAAGTAATCAGTTGGATCTGCATTTCCCAATTTTTTCTGGGCTTCAGGATCCATACTTGCCTTTTCAGCTGCCTTATTAGCATCAGATTGTGCTCTATCAGTTGTTGGTAGTGAAGGTGCTGTTGTAGTTGCAGCCTGAGTTGGTGGTTTATTTCTTAATGCATTAAGAATATCATTATTTGTTTGTGATACTGCTGGATTAACAAAAGCACTTGCATTAGCATCATTACTATCATCCATTGATGTGTTTGGGTTAGTAAAAGTACTTGCATTGGCATCATTACTATCATCCATTGATGTCTCTGGTGGCTTTGCTGGGGTTACTGGAGTTACTGGTGCCGGAGCAGGAGGTTTTTCTGCACTAGGTCCAGGTAATACTGAATCAGGCTTATCTAATTCTGCTCTAGGTTGACCAGAAGGACGTGTCATTCTTTGTGCAATCTTGTCTAGTGTATCACCTTTTTGTATTTTGTACATATTGCCGCCACCTAAATCAATACTATCACCTGCTTTAATTTGATTGACGTTTTTGATTTTGTCTGGATTCAATGCCATTAGTGACTGAGAACCTTCACTACCTTTGTAGCCTAAATTAGGCTGTGGTTTTGGTGGAGGATTTACTGGTCCTGGAGGATTTGTAACTGTGGCTGGTTGTGTATTTGGAGTCACTGCTGGTGGATTAACTTTTCCACGACCTGCGCCTGCCATATAAGCACCAGTACCAACAACTGCTAACGGTACAGCAACTGCCGCCGCCTTCTGAGTGTTTGACATGCCTTTTTTGTCGGAAGCCATTGGTTCGGCTGCTTTTGTTTTTGTATCTTTATACGGAACGTCAGTGACATCAGGTGCGGGTTTAGCTGTTGCATTTGGTTTAGCACCTGTTCTTGGGTCAGGGGCTCTGAATTCAGTTCCTAATGGAATAGGTTTAACCACTGCTGGCAAATGAGCACCTCTTAGTGCTGGCAAATGCGGTGCACCCACTTCGTTAAGTTCATTAATCTTCATTTTTATTTCCTATAATTCATTAAGTGTATTACTCTATCTAATTCAGACACACTTTCATTTGTTTTAAATGTTTCTTTACTAAACATACTACCGTTATCAGTATCAGTTGATTGCGGTGTGCTAGTAGTATTTATTGCTGGTGTTTGTTCTTTGTTTGCATCTTTGTTTGCATCTTGGTCAGCGTGATATTGTGCAATAAATTTATCATAGTCATCCGTGTTTGCCCACTTAGAATCAGGTGTTAGTTTATCTTTAAGATATAAGCCACCGCCCACTAAAGCAGCACCGGTTGCTACTTTCATAGCTCTTGACCTAGTTTTAGCGTCTGCCGCTTTTTTTTCGTCTCCTGCTATCTTGTCAGACAGTGCTTGAATTTGTTTTTGTTGTGCCGCTTGTTGTGGATTATCAATCTGCTTTGGATCTACCGGACCTGACGCTTTTGCCGCATCTTTTTGTTGTTGTGCGGCTCTTACTCGTTCTTGATAACTTATATCAGGATTACGTCCTTGTGCGGCTTTTACATTTGGATCTAAACCTGCTATACCAGAACCGTGAGGAGCAGATACGTGAGGTGCTCTAACGTGAGGTGCACCGGCTTCTGATATAGACTGACCTGATAATCTCTTTATATCATATAACTCATCACTCTCTTTTACAGGTTCACCTTGTAGTTTATCTGATGCATCCCAGCCTGCTCTGCTACCAGTAAATCCACCTACTGTTTGACCACCAAACTTAGTTGTTCCAGTAGCTACTTTTCCTGGCGTTGTTGTAGCTTTAGGTAAGGCTTTAGCTATACCTTTGCCAACTAATTTGGAACCTAAATAAAATCCAGGGTCATATAAACTTCCAGCGATAGCGCCTGCCATACTAGCGTTAGGACTTCTTTCCCATGCAGCCTGTGATAAGTCTTTTTGTGTTTGTAAATCTGTACCGGCAAGTTTTGAAGCAACCCAATCAGAACCACCAAATGTTAGTGCATTTGTCCCTGCTCTTACTGCATCATCAGCAGTGTGTGCAACATTTAATGCCGCTTGTTTTGGATTCTTTTTTGCGAATTCCCAACCTTGTTCCATATCACGACCGGCTTGCTTATATGTTTCAGGATCTATTGCTGCCTTACCTGCACTAACTGCGGCATTACCAACCATTTTACCGGTATCAACTATATCACTACCAACTCTACCTGCGAAATCACCTATATCTTTAAAGACGCTAGGTTGGTCTTTAGCACCGCTAGCTCCTAGACGTTCATTAAGAATGATTTCATTGATATTCATTTTCTCTTGTCAAGTTTATTTTCAATACGATTTAGTTGTGCTTGAAGTTCAACTACTCTATCGGAAACATTGTCCATTTTGGTACTATTAATTTCAACTTTTTTATCTATAGTTGACATATTGGTATTGACTGTGAGATAACCTGTACCTCCTAGACTACATGCCCCTATAACTATCCATGTCAGTTGGCTTGTATTAAAATCAATCATTTGTTAGCTCCAGTTGATGGTTTTGGTGGACGCTTCATATTAGACATTGGACTCTTAGTTTGAATGCCGTCTTTTGATGTATTCTTAATTGTTGCTGTTTTCTTACCAGAGTATGGAATATCCACACTTGGTTTCTTTGGAAGTACTTTATCTAAGTACTGATTTGCATATTCTTTGCTTGCTTCTTTGCCGTTATCTTCTAGATCAGGTTTGTCTAGTAGTGCTTTCTTGTCATCACTCATTTGATTAGCATATTTGTCATTCTCAGCATTGATGCTATCATCATAGTCAGAAGTCATCACTCTAACTGTATTGATATTCTTACCTAACAATTGAGCAATTTGCTGAATCATTGGTTCAGTTGCTGGATACTTGAACTCTGCTTTAATAATATGTACTGATTCGTTTGCTAAATCAGGAAACCCCGAAGGGGACTTAACAATAGGTGTAGACTTTGGATCGCTGACACTTACTGGATCAAATTTGTTCAAATTATATTTGAACATCTCCATAAAGTTTTTGTCAACATCACCGGCGATTTTGATAGTGTAACGGTATGTACGTACACTTTCAGTTAGGTAAGAGCGAAGGCTTTTCATATTATTTTTTCCTATATAATATTTATCTTTATTACGTTTTTTTATTATTAGCTAGTATAGACTTTAGTAGTTCATTGCGGTCTACTAAGTTACCTTCTCCTAATGGAGTAGACTCAATTTCTTCAGTTTTACTGGCTATCTTATGGTCTAATTGTGCTTTCTTTAATTGTAAATCAAGCATTTTTAGCTTTTTATTAATTTTTGCAGTCTTTGCTGTGATAGCATGTCCGAGCATACTGCTTGCACTATTGAATATCTCGGCTGCAAAACGACTATCTACTTGCATACCCAAATCCATTAAGTCTTTATAGCTGTCTGTAGCTGTTTTAGCTAACTCATCCATCTCAGTATCACTAGCTTCTAAGCCACGCACTTGCGGTAATGCGTTCTCAATCTTGGATAATGTATCATATGCCTCAGTGGTTATGATATCTATCTCGGCATGCTGTATCATTTCCTCATTTACTGAGGAATTGTCTTCTTCTAATTCAAATAATTCAGTTAGTTTTTTGGTCATACTGCTTCCATATAGCAGTATTTATTACTTGTTTTTGCCGTTGTAAAACAAGTCATTTTCTGTAACTACACGGAAACTAAACCCCTGTGCTTTACAGTATGCATTGGCTGCTTGCCACTTAGAATGATTAATTGCAACTATCATCTTGTCTCTTGCATTTGCCACTTTGCTTTCAATAAGACTTTGCTTTTTAGGTTTGATTTCAACTACTTCTGCTATTGTCTTACCGTATTTGTTTTGATATACAATGAAAAAGTCAGGAATGTATGTCGTTACTTTACCTGTAAATGGATGACGATATGGTATTCTGATTGACTCACTTGCCCATTTAAGTACACTTTTGTTATTATCACAGAACATCATGAATGTCATTTCCCAACCTGATCTGAATCTAGGTTTACCGTTCCCTATATATTTTTCTGGGTTTTGTACTTCAAAAATGCCTTGAGCAAATTTACTCATACTACTATGTTACGTTGAACGGGTTGATTAGGTGTTGGTAACTGTGTTATACCATACAACGTTGCATTTGATTTCATTGTATTAAGATAATAAGCCATTTCACCAGTAACTTCAAATGTAGGTTTACCTTTGAAGTTATCTAACAATTCAAGTACTGATATTCCTGTTGCGGCAGAAATTCTAAACAGATATAAAGTAAAATTACTTGCTATTGTATTAGTATCAGATATTGTTCTAAAATAACTATAAACAATATCATACTCAGAGCCATTAATATTCAATGAATCATTGAAAACTTCATCAAATGTTTTAATTGTATTCTTACTAGAGTCTACTGTATTTGCCATAATATTATTTCACTGTTGATGGGTTGTTTGTGCTATTTTTCCCAGAAGGAAATAATGCCTTAGCACCATTTTGTGCTTGTTGTGTTACTGCCGGTGCCACGTAACTTCTTACATCATTCTTTATAGCATTGACAATACCAGATTTACTGTTAAATGTTTGTGCTATGCCACCTGCTTTTTTTAGTGCACCTAAATAATTACCATTCTCTATATCAGATAGTACACCACCTGCGCTATCTAACAGTCCATTAGGACCCATTATACTTGAAGAGGTTGCTGTACCTAATGGGCTTGGTGTTTTATCATACCCGCCACCTGTAACAAAATCATCAGTAGTAGCATTGCCACCGCCACCGCCTTTAATTAAGGCTTTGCCATCAAGACCGCCTTCATAATATTTTACTGTTTCGTATGCAATGGTCATGGTGTTAGTCATTGTACCATTACCTTGATTATAGTCATAGTTATCGTGTTTGAAACTTGTAATGATAGGATTAATTAACTGATAACAAACAAAACTATTTTGATTAAAACCATATATGTTAATTACGTTAAAGAAATCTTGTTTAAAACCGTCACCGTTTTCACTGCGACTACCATCATAACCCCAAGAAATACCTTCATTGGCTGTATCTAAATTTTTATAAATGTTTCGTTGTTGATTTGGTTTAATTTTTTGACTTGTTTTAGTTTTACCATCAGTTGTAAAATTACCAGGATCTTTATAGTTGTATGTATAGTAGTTGTACCACATGTTACGCACAGTGTTTGCGTTATCATCATGGAATGTTATATTGATATCACTATATTTGATTTTGGTTTGTACTACACGCTTACGATTATATTGATTCATTATATGTGTATCAAACGTATAACTAGGTAAGTCAATTGATTTTACTGTTAATCCATAGGGAATATTTAGTGCATTTAACTGTGGATTTATATCAAAGTATACGTGGAATAGAAACTTGAATTTAGGGCTGTTTGCATACCCTGCTGTTCTGAATGTAGTTGACGCATGTTGGTAATCACGTACATAGTCAGTACTAAAAAATCCCTTAGCAATTCCATGAATGAAACTACTAGGGGATTCTCCTATGATTTGCTCAAAAAGACCAGCCATTTGATATTGTTATTTATTAACTACCAAAACCAGTGACTGATGTACCAACACCTCTACCAATAGCAATACCAACACCAGCTGAATCAACTGGAGATTGTACTGCATTATCATAGCGAACTGTTAGTGCAATAGTAACTGCTTCATTTGTTGCATAGTTTAATGTATTATAGTTTACTGTTTGTAAGAAACATCCGTATAATTCCCATGTTTCTAATACACCAGGAGCACTTGCACCATTGTTACCATCAAGTACTTGATAACGAACTGTGAACTTATAGTCTTGTCCGCTTCCTGCACTTGCTTGATTAACAAAGTCCATTTGTTTCTGTAATTGTTGACCAACTAATTTAGCAACATTGCCTTGAGCATCATCACGTAAATTGATAGTAGTTGTCTGCCAATTATGTTTTCCAGCCAAATACAATGTTGAGTTGTAAATTGGTATTGTAATTTCCGTGAATTGTACTTGAGGTCTAGCAACATCAATAACTTGTTTTGTTAATTCTGATGTTGCGCCGCCTAATCCAAATCCATCAAACAATACTCTAAAGCGATATTGCAATTTAGGCATCAACAGACCTTGGGCGCTAGGCGCATTGTCCGCCCCCACTGTCATGTTAAATAATGCCGCTGATACTGATGCCATGTTTATGTCTCCTTAAATATATTTATCTTATTTTAATTTAGCGATTCCACCAGTATTCAAAATACGAACTGGAATGTAAATAAATTCTGCTGCTTTGACTGGCTCGATTGCAATATCAATATACAATTCGTTACGGTCGATACGGTCAGCAGTATTATTACTGTCATCACATACAACTAAGAAGTCATATAAACCACGTTTTGCAATTAAGTCAATAAACAATGTTTGTACAACACCTTGAATTTGACTACGTGTTAGTGAATCGTTTGGTTCAAATACGAACGGACGAGCAACAACTTGTAGACGTTCACGGATATAACATACCAATCTAGCTACGTTAATACGATCCAATGCACTCATTGTGTCTTTACTTGTCTTGTTACCATAATTTAGTAAGCCAACTCCAGTAAAGAACGCCATTGGGTTAATCTGATTTGTGTACAATACATCACGAATACTGTTACGATTCTTAACTACTTGGAACTCACCAGAACCCGCATCAATGTAACCTATATTAGTACAATTATCAATTGTACCGCGGCGTGTACCTGCTGGAGCTAACCAAGGATAAGCAATTGTATCGTTACGTAGTATTGTACGTAAAATCATATGACTTGCTGGAACAACAGCTTGTGCACCTGTCAAATCTGTAGCAATTCCACTTGGATAGAAAATACCCATGTATTCACTACGTCCTACCAATCCATCTTCACCAGTAGCAGTTGCATTCATGGTGTTGTTAGCCCAGGCTGCAATTTCAGTAGCAGAGTCTGGTAAACGCATTGGTGTATCACCGATAACGAATGCAGTATTGTTTCTTTCATTACTTAACTGAACCATGTCAGGCTGTAGTTCTGGATAACCAGGGCTTGCGATTAGATTTAAGAACGTATCTTCTTCACGCACTGCCATGTTAGTTCCGATCGCTGCCTTCATAGCTTGAACGATTAGATTACGTTGCGCCTTACGACCCATATAAGCTGATCCGTCTGATTTTAATCCGCTTACACTTACCCATGCATTATTTACAATAGGTAATTGTCTATCTGGATATTTGGCTGCTGTAAACCAATCTTTCTTAAATGCTTTTACATTATAGCTTGAACGGCGTGTGTTGAATAACAACATACCCTGTGGGTATGAGGTTGCAACTGGTGCATCTAAATCTAAGTAGTTACTTGTTAACAATGATTTAGTTGTTGGGATAGGATCATTTATTGGATCAACGTCACCTCGACCTGCCCAACGTGCATCAGCAAATAAAATACCGTTACTACTTGTTTGGTCGGTGTTATCAATCATAACCCATTTATCAACACCTTCAACTTGTTGCCAACGATATAGTGCTGGATAGTTTTCTAAATCATTGCTATCTAACCATAAATCACCATAATGCAATGCTGTTAATCCGTTGCTTTGTGTTTCAGGGGCATCTGTTGCAATAATTACACCATTCACATCGGTTGCATTTGGTGAGGGGTTACCAGCAGATACCGGATGTCCTGTGCTTTCGTATGCTACGTTACGATAACCTTTCCATACACCACCTCGTTGAACCATAATGTCAACTTGGTCAACTGCACTGTAATACCAGTTAGTATTTGTTGGAGGATTTGCGTAAGGAGCGCCTTCGTTAGCAATGTAGGTAATTCTCTTCCAGTTTGTTAATTGATACAAGTAACCCATATTAGGTGCACCTGATACATATGCCACAGACTGAATTGTAGTTGTAGTCGGTACTAATGTAATAACTTTAACTACTAAATCATGTGTACCGTTAGTACCAAATAAACTACTTCCTCTGACAGTGATTAAGTCACCAACTCCATAACCTGTACCGCCAGAAACAACACTATTAACATTGTAATAATTACCAGTTACGCCAACATTGAATGATGCTCCCGAACCAGAATTATTAGATGAATATTGAGCTGCGGCAGTAGCGGTTGCCCCGGCAACAGTACCTTTTATAACTTTAGGATTTACACCTGGTTGAAAACCTGCCGTATTTAATACAGTTGAGTTAGTATTGTTACCTGCTAATCCCATTAATATTTCACCACCTGCAGTATGTGTTAACTGAATATAACCATTGACTACTTTAGCAGTTGTATAAGGAATATTTTGTTGTGTCCATGCGGTTACAAATTCATTTGGTCCAGGTGTCCCTACATTAGGTAATGTAACTGTATATACTGAAGAACCATTTATTGAATTAGGAACGCTTACTCCAACAATAAAACTAGAACCTGTAACAAATGTTGGATTTGGTGTTGTGCCAGTAACAATTGTAGGGCCTGCAAATGCTCTTTCATAGAAGTACATAGGACTTCCGGGAGATACTGCTTCATACGCAAAGTCACCAATCATTGTTCCAGCAACAATATTTTTACCACCAGTTGAATCTAATTTATAGTTAGCCTCATCAATGGAGCTAAAGACTGTTAGTTTCTTAGAAAGAAAAGCTCCTGCTTTTTTATTAAATTGTGATAACACTAAGTTTACACCACCACCTGCTGTACTGGTCTTAATCCATACACTACCCGTTGGTCTTGGTGTATCTTGTTTTGATGTCCATAATGGCATTTGACTTGATGTACCGTATTGAACTGAAGGTTGCCAATAAGGTGCTGTTGAACTAATACCTAAGTAATCCGGATCTAAAATATTAGGTGAAGAAGCGTCGGCTGCGAAAGTCATTTTAGTGAATGGTTCTGGACTGCTTGAATAGATACATAGACGTCCTTGAACAACATTAGCACTTAGATAAGAAATTCCTAAAGCGTTGATAGTATCTGAAACGTCAGATACAGTAGTTCCTCCACCGATAGTAACGGTAGCAGTAAACTCATCAATCCCATTTACATTATATGTAATAGAAAATATACCGTTTACTAATGAATTCAGCGGTACCGCCGAAATTACTGTTGGAATAGACTTTTTCCATTCAGTTGAACCTAATCTTACCCATACATTACTTGGCGCTTTATACCAGTATTGTCCGTCATTGACTGGATTGCTGGATTCTTGGTATTTTGCATTGATTGCATACTGTCCGATATTACCTAAACTAGTTATCGGAACATTATAACCGTCTAAATATTCATCTTCAGTTATTACAATAGGTCCTCTGTTTGTAAATTTTCCGGTCACCGCACTGAATTCATATATACCCCATTGCGAATTAGTTGAATCTAACCAATAAGTACCGTCTGCTGGATCACCTTTAGGACGAACTAATGTTCCAACTAAACTACCCAAGTCAATGTCTGCACGTAGAACATAGCAACGATTAGAAATACCCATTAATGAGTAAGCAGCCAATAAGCCATATTCGTTTAATTCGTAACCATGAATTGGTGTTCCACCTGTTGTTTTGTAGAAGAACGGGTTACCAAACAATGTTACTAAGTCACGTTGACTTGTTACTTGATATAATTTACCTGCATTTGCTGGGGTTGTTCCTGCTGCCACTGCTGTTCCGGCAGCATTTAATTTGTTTGTGGCGGTTGCTACCAATAATAGAGGTACTGAGTTGGACGCGGCTGGTAAGTATTGACTTTGGTCAATTATTGTTACTTGCGTGCCTGGTGATACTAATGCCATGTTAAATTTCCTTTATGTTATGATTGTGAGGGTTAACGCCCTAGTCGTATTAATATTTAGCAATAATACTAAAAAACGGGTGATTAGCGTACCTTCGAAGGTTCAAACGATAAATATAGTATGAGACCAATATGCAAGACGTGCGGAAAGAATAACACTGCTGTAAACTACAAACGTGACGGAGTAACACATTATCGCAGTATGTGTGATGAATGTGGTCGAAAGAAAAATAAGCTTAAGCCAAGAGAACCCGGTTGGCAAAAAGCCGGATACAAGAAAAAAATCAAATGTGATTTATGCGGCTTTAATAGTTTGTATCCTAGTCAAACCACTGTGTTTCATATAGACGGTAATCTAGAACATACCGAGTTTACTAATCTACGCACAATTTGTTTAAACTGTGTTGAAGTAATTAAAAGAAAAGAAGTTAACTGGCGTAGGGGAGATTTAGAAGTTGACTGAGGGTAGAATGTAAGTCATCAATTGATCCGTTATTATCAATTTGGTAATCGTAGTTTAGCCCTACGCTGGAGTACTCACTAGCATGAATCTTTGCTTTGTCCAACTTAGCTTTGCTCAATGACCAAAGACTGTTCCCATCAGGTCCCTTATTAAATGCTTTTGCCGCATCATACCATTCAGGTTCAGGGCCTCTATTTGCTCGTAAAGTAATACCACCTGCACTTTTGATAGCATTAACTTCATTGAGAAACCTACAGTCGGTAATAACAATATCATCTTTTGTTTGACGTAGTTTATTCTCTACGCTTGCTACCCAGATATCATCATGGAAGTTAGCACGGCATACTTCTGTACCCCATTGTTGTAGTACCCAGCGTGGTGTAAGTTCAGGTATGCCTAGTCGGTCACTCCACCAAGGATCAACTTGTTCACGCCATTTACGGCTAGATTTAGTTGTACCCTCAAGCATATCACGTTCCCAGCCAAAGACACTTGCTACTGCGTCTTTAAGACTAGCCGCAAAACTAATGCGTTTAAACTTATGGTTTGTTACTAGATAGTCGGCTATAGTATCTTTGCCGCTTCCGATTAATCCTGTTACACCTATAATCATACATTCTCCTCTATTAGTAATTATATTACTAATGTATGACATACGCTAGTATTTAGGTTAACCTTGTGACCAAGTTAATGGTTGACTATGGTCAACATATCGTTTTAACTCGTCAATGAGTTGTGTTTGCAGTGCCACACCTTCTGCTTTTAGTGCAGTACCATTTAATGTAGTACCACCACCTGGACCTGCCAGACTAGCAAACTTTTCACGGGCCTCACCCAATGCTAACTTTACTGTTGCTAATGTAAAGTCACCAATCCAAACACCTGACCCTGGATCTTGTAACAATTCTGATTCAGGTCGTTGTAAATCACCCCAAATTAATATCTTTTCACCGGTTGCTTTTACATCACGTACTAATTTGATTTGTTTTGTTACCGGATTAAAGGTATATACAATATACCCACCAAACATCAT